CCGCACAGACACATATTCCATTTCAGAGTAGAACTGGAAGTGTTCCACGACGATAGAGATGTTGAGTTCATCCTATTCAAAAGAGAGTTAGAGTCTCTCTACAACGAAAACACATTGCAATTAGATTACAAATCATGCGAGATGATAGCTGAAGATTTAGCTAAATACATACAAGACAAGTATCCTGGCAGAGGTCTCGCTATAGAAGTTTCAGAAGACAACGAGAACGGGTGCAGGTTAATATGGAATTAGTATGCAAAAATTTTCCGATTTCTTGGAACAAGAACAACTTAAACCGAACACTATTGTATGTAGAGGAAACGCCTCAGGCAATCAATGGGAAGTGAAGTCCTGTGGCAAAAATGCTATGGGGTTTTTGAGACCAGGTACTAATCTAACTAACGATCAGATTGAAGACCTAAAAAATAAAAAGTGGGACGTCAGATATGCTGACGAGATAACACCTAAGAGCGATGGACCTACATCGTCAGGTAAAGCTGGAGTGCCACAGAAAGATTAATTATATCATGGAGAAATTATATTATGAGATTTTGTCATATTGCACCTAACAAACTGCTAGATAAAGTAATCACAACTAATCGTACAGCACACCTTACATTAGCACACATCATCGAAGAGGGCAATCAAGAATACATTGACTTCTATCTCGGTGAACAAAAAGAAGCAGAAACAATGGGGACACCGTTCCTCAACATTATGGACAATAGTGCATTTGAGTTGTACAAAGCTCAGTTGCCTATGTTTGATCCAGAAAAGCTAGTAGAGCTTGCAAAAAAAGTTAACGCTACTCATATTGTATTACCAGATCATCCAAGCATGCCTTCTATGGTAGGGATTGATGATGCTAAAAGATACGCGCCAGTGTTTAAAGAAAATGGCTTTGGTACTTTCTTTGTGCCTCAGAGTGACGTTGGTGACTTAGAAGATTTAATTACTTCATTTGCATGGGCAGCATCAAGTCCTCTTATTGATTATATTGGTATTAGTATTCTTGCTGTACCTAATGCATATAGATGTGAAGTAGGAAACAAACTACAAAGATTTAACTCTCGATGGAAATTCATGAATGAGCTCTATGATAGAAACCTGTTACAACTTGCTAAAGCAAATGGTAAGAAAATTCACTTCCTTGGAATGGTTGACGGTCCAAATGAAATTTCACTACTTCGTAATTTTAGTATTGACACTTGGGATTCTAGTGCTGGAGTTTGGGCTGGACTAAACGGAATTGAGTTTGATGGATCCCCAACAGGACTTTTCGAGGGTAAGTTTGAGAAGCACGTTGACTTTAACTTCGATACAGAAGATGATAACCTCATTGATTGTGCAAGACGTAACGTTGCATATATTGACAATCTAGTTGAAAGATTCAATGCAAGTGAAAAATTATGAAGTATAGATTTGACGAAGATAAGATACTAGCAGAAGTAGGTAAGTACATTGAATCTACTTATTCTGCTCATTATGTTAATGAGAAGGCTGGTACTAAGGACGAAGAAATCCAAACGATTGATGTTTGGAAACAGATGGGACAAGAGAAAGAAGCCTGTCATTCAAATATTATTAAGTACGCTATGAGGTATGGTAAGAAGGATGGTTATAATAAAAAAGACCTAATGAAGATCATTCATTATACTATTCTGTTGTGGCACTTTACACAGGAGAAAACAAAATGAGTATGAGGCATATACTGTCTAAATGGGTTTCTAGTGAGCCTCTTTTGACTAACGTACAAGAAGGAGACAGCCAACCTAATGCTGTCGACTTGAGAGTAGATAAGATATTCAGACTAGAAGATAAACAGTTTGAGATATCTGAAAACACAAAGAAGCATAGAGGATCTTGGGAAGTAGAAGCACATGATGGATATTTTTACTTAGAGCCAGGAACGTATGAAATCCTAATGGAGAATATTGTAAAGATTCCAGAAGGGTATGCAGGATGGGTGATCACTAGATCGACCCTTAACAGAAATGGTCTCTTCATTACTAGTGGTCTATACGATTCAGGCTACCATGGAGTAATGGCTGGTGCACTTCACGTCGAAGGTGGCCCAGCTAAGATTGAGAAAGGTACGAGAGTAGCACAGTTCTTAATGTTTGAAGCAGAGACACTATCAATGTATGATGGTGATTACGGACTCGGAAAGGAGCACGATAAGAAGTATGGAAATTAATATTAAAATAGAAGAGTTGCAAAAACGTTCGTTGTTTATTGCAACACCAATGTATGGTGGACAATGCGCAGGTATGTTCACTAAATCAAGTAATGACTTATCTGCACTTTGTATGCATTACAAAATTCCTGCTAAGTTTTACTATTTGTTCAATGAGAGTTTGATTACTCGTGCACGTAACTATTGCGTTGATGAGTTCTTAAGGTCTGACGCAACACACATGATCTTTATTGATAGTGACATAGCATTCAATCCTAATGATATTATTACTATGTTAGCAATGATGGATCATGAAGACCCTGAGTGTCCATATGACATCTTATGTGGTCCGTACCCTAAAAAGTGTATTTCATGGGAAAAGATTACTCATGCAGTTAACCAAGGTGTTGCTGATGATGATCCAGAGATCCTTTCTAAGTTTGTTGGAGATTATGTATTTAATCCTGCAGAAGGTGGAAATGAGATTAAAATTAGTGAACCTGCTGAAGTGTTAGAAGGTGGTACTGGTTTCATGATGTTCAAGAAGTCTACATTGCAAAAGTTTGCAGATGCGTATCCTAATATGCTCTACAAGCCTGATCATGTAAGAACTCAACACTTTGATGGATCAAGAGAGATTACAGCATTCTTTGATGCAGTAATTGATGATAAGCAACTTAATGTTACTAATGAACTGGAAGCATTTTACAAAGAGAATGCAGAAGCTACGCCTGAGCAGGTTATAGAGTTTGTTAAAGACAAGACTACATCTGCTATTGAAGGTAAGAGATACTCTAATCGATACTTGTCTGAAGACTATATGTTCTGTCAGTGGGCAAGAAACATTGGTATTAAAGTATGGTTGTGTCCTTGGATGGAACTTCAACACATGGGTTCTTTTGTATTCGGTGGATCGTTGAAAGACTTAGCGTCCATTGGAGCTCCAGCAACTGCTGATCCTGGAAAGGTAGGCAAGAACAAAGCAATGTAGGACAATTTATGTTTGAATCTTTAATTTTAACAACAATGCTAACATGGGGTACAGAAACATTAGATACTCCTATTGGCGAGATTGATGCTCACGTCAACCAACAAATGGTAAGTGTACAGAACTTACAAGGTTGGACTGTCGAAGGGTATGAAATGTCTATTAATCCTGACATCGGTAACAAGATGTCAATGACTGACTTTGCAATTGGCAAATCATGGAAATATGGTACTGTCACTGTAGGGGAAGACATCATTAATGTACGAGGTGTATATCCAGTATACGGTGAAAGAGTGTACGGGATTGCAGGGGTTACGTTTAGGGACAGTGTAGATAGAGCAGCTGTAGGTATTGGGTACAAGTTTACTGACAATATCTTCATGCATGCTAGTTATGGACAAGCCGATTATAAAGATGGGTTTGACAGTGATTTTACAGCACTAAGTTTAGTGTTTGTATATTAAATGGAAATTATATTATGAAATTGAGTGAAAGTACTATTAACGTCTTAAAATCATTCTCTGTTATTAACACAGGGATTGAATTGCAACCAGGGAATGTGTTGAAGACAATCTCGCCTCAGAAGTCTATTATGGCTAGAGCTGAGTTGCCTGATACCATTCCAGCAGCTGGTTGTTTCTATGAGCTGCCTAGATTCCTAGGTGCACTAACTCTCTTTGACCAACCTCAGTTGGACTTCAATGAGAAATATGTTACTATCAGAGATGCCAAAAGAACTCTGAACTATACGTTTGCGGATCCGCAAATGATTGTTACCCCTCCAGCTAAGGAAGTAGAACTACCTTCTGTAGATGTTGAAGTCAATCTTACTTGGAATGACATTAACAATACTATGAGAGCAGCTAGTGTTATGTCCTTACCAGAGATTGCAATCACAAGTGATGGATCCACAATCAACATTGAAGCAATCAGTAGCAAGAATCCAACAGCTGACAAGTATGC